CGTTTTAAATTATAAGGGGATGACAAAAGACGTTGTCCGCTTTGATATAAATTGGGATGCGGAAAAAGATTATTTACGGGAATCATTTTCGCCGGTTATTTATGACGCAATAAGGATGGGCGCTGATTTCGCGCAGTCTTTAACGCACAGGGATATTGAGCAAGCTATCCTTGACGGTCGGTTGCGGTCTTTTTTAACGGTTAAGATTGAGACTTTGACACGGGTTGAGGATTGGTTAAAGGCTAGGATTGAGTTAAATATCCGCGAAGGTCTTTCTCAAGGTTTGACAAGTGACGAAATCGCACGGAATTTAAAGCAATTCTATAACGACGTTAAGCCGTATTGGACGCAGAGGATTGCACGCACAGAGGCGACAAGTGCTTTGAACGGCGGGACATATACATACCTTGAAGAAGCCGGCGCACAGACAAAGACATGGGTTGCGGCGATTGATGAGTTTACGCGCGACAGCCATCGTATGCAAAACGGCATGACCATCAAGTTTACAGATAGATTTCCAAACGGGTTACTTTATCCGGCAGATGACGGGGATGCGTCAGAGACTTGTAACTGCCGCTGTACACTCATTACTCAGGATTTATAAACAGGGGGTTTAAGATGGCAAAAGTTGTCACTAGATTAGAAGATGGACGCGAGTTGCGCGGGTTTGATTTACAGGACGCGCAGGTCAAGAGTATTGGAGACGACGAGATTGAAATTATCGGGTCAACGGCGCATATGGATAGGGATGGTGAGGTTCTTGATCCGGCAGGTTGGGATTTAAAGAACTTTAAAAAGAACCCCGTTGTTTTACCGGCGCATGATTACCACCAGCCGGCGATTGGTAAAGCCGTGAACATTAAGATTGAGGACGGCAAGCTGGTCTTTAAGATCAAGTTTCCGCCCGAAGGGGATAATCCGTTGGCTGATGTATACCGCAAGTTGTATAAAGGCGGGTTTATGAGCGCGTCAAGCGTTGGCTTTTTGCCTATCGAATGGGTTGACGGCGACGGGAAGGGCAAATCACCCTATCGCACATATACAAAGGCGGAGTTGCTTGAGTTGTCGCTTGTGAGCGTGCCGTGTAACCCGAACGCTTTATTGACAGCAAAAGGAGTTGAGAAAGCGGTGCATGAGGGGGTATTAAACAGCGGTGATGTCAAAATCATCATGGAATACGCGCGAAAAGCCGTTGAGGGGGAGAAAGATGCTGACGACAGCAAAGAACAAGGCGATCCTGCGCCCGCCGGAAATGAAGATGCAGGACAAGAAGAAGAAAAAAAAGAGGATGCTGATGATACAGGAACAGCAGAACCCGAAGTGAAGCCGGAAGAAACAGAGAAAATATATTCTTTAATTTCTGAACTTAAAGCGCAGATTGAAGTGCTTGAAAAGGAAATTGAAGATTTGAAAAGCAAAGATATTGCGCCCAAGCATTATCTTGATGTGGACGTTGGCATCGCCGATAAACGTCCGGCTCTTGGGAAAGATGATTTATTAAAGTTAGCAAAAGGCGCATTTGTTTAAATTTTTTTAAGTTAAACGGTAACTGCCGCCTACAAAGTGAAGGAGTTGTGTTATGGACGAGCAAATGAAAGAGCTGAGTGACAGCTTTAAGAAAACCGTTGATGAGGGTCTTGCCCCTATCAATGAGAAGATCGGCGCTCTTGAAGCCGATGTAAAAGCCATCAAAGAAACGCCGGTGTATAAAAACGCATCCGTGCGCAACGTTGAGGGTGATGTTTACAAAGGTCGCAAACTTTCAAAGATGGGCGCGGCTTTAAAGGAAAAGTGCGTTGATAACCACACTTTTGAAACTTTTAAACGTGAGGAAAACATCGACAAATTCAGCAAGTTTATGATTGACGTTGTTGATAAAGCGGTTTACGCAGAGGGCGCTACTGCCACAGGCGGCGCGCTTGTTCCTGAGGAGTATCAATGGGACATGATCCAGATCGCCCGCAACGATTTCTTTATGTTGCGCGAAGCGAAGGTCGTCAACATGAACAGCGACACTCTTTATCTGCCGGCTGAGTTAACTTTGCCGACGGTTGAGTGGGACGTTGAAGCTGGCACGATTGGCGACAGTGAAGGAACGTTCAGCCAGATCAAACTTGAAACACAGCGCATGAACAGCTTGGTAACGACTTCCAATGAGTTGTTACAAGATGGAGCAATTGACATTGTGTCTATCTTAACCGAGCAGTTGTCTTATGGCGCGAACTATGAACTTGACAAGCAGGCGCTTGTTGGTACAGGTTCACCGTGTAGCGGTCTTTTCAAAGGCATCGCTGGAACATCGCTTGTTTTGGGGACTGGTTCAGCTAACTTCTCAATGTTGATTGGCGACAATTTCTCTGAAGCCATTTCCAAACTGTCTCAGGGTTACCTGAACGGTGCGAAGTGGATTGTCGGGAAAGACGTCAAGCATTATTTGAGAACATTGAAAGATAAAAACAACGGATATATATTCCAAGCGCCGTCGGCTGGTCAGTCAGCGACGTTGTGGGAATATCCTATCCTTGAGAGCGCACATTGTCCAACAACCAACAAAAATACAGTTGCGGCGGTGTTTGGAAATCTCAAGAATTTCATCATCGGTCGCAGAATGGGCGCGATGGCGATTGAGATTGATCCGTATGGTCTGTTTACTACATACCAGACACGTTTCCGTATGGTGACGCGTTGGGCGCTGGAAGTAGGCAATGCGAAGGCGTTTGTTTCGATTGTTACAGCATCATAGTTGTGAATGGCAACGGGGCGGGTCAAACCGCCCCAATGCCAAACTTGGACAAAAATCCATGAAATTGAAATTACATTGGAAAACACAAGAGCATAATTTGGCTGGAAATGCTCTCGGATATAACACGCATAATTCATTTATGCGAAAATATTCCGCCCCGTTCTTTGACTTTGACGATAACGCAAAGATGTGTTTACAGATAACGCCAGCAGATCAGTTTTCTATGGTGCCGGACAAATATAATGTTTTATTTACGATGTGGGAAGCGACGGAAGTGCCGGCGACTTATATCAGATCATTAAAGTGCGCGGACTTGATTATTGTGCCAAGCCGGTTCTGCAAAGAGATTTTTAGAAAGCATACAGATAAGCCCATTGAGGTGTGTTGGGAAGGGATTGAGCCGGAACATTATCCATATCACGAAAGGCGTTTCCCATTATTAAAGTATGGCGAGAAGTTTAGGTTTCTATGGAGTGGAGCACCCAATCCAAGAAAGGGCACGCTATCCATCGCGCAGGTCGCTAAAATGATTGAGAAGTTTCCGCACATGGAACTTTATATCAAGACAACGGCGCAAAAGTATGATCACAGGGCGTTTATTACGGCATTATGGCGCACACGTAAGGAAGTAAGGAAAAAGATCGCTGATGGGTTTATGACAAGCGAGCATGGCGTTAAGGCGATGTTGGAACGCTCAAAAATACGCAAGACTGGCATTTTAGATGAGAGAGTGACACGGTACGGCGACAATCAGAACGTTATTATGGACACGCGCAAGTTACCGATTGAAGATTTAGCGGCTCTTTATAATTCAGCGCATTGTTTTTTATTGCCGACGCTTGGCGAGGGATGGGGACTGACGTTATGTGAGGCGATGGCAACGGGAAGCCCAAGTATAGCGACAGCGGTGACAGGATGCGCTGATTTCTTTGATGATGATGTCGGTTATCCCATACGTTATGAGATTCGGGATTGGTATTTAGACAGTTATAAAGTCACAGCCGGCATTCACGCGCCCGACACAGACGATTTGGCGAAGCAAATGATGCATGTATATAGCCATTATGGCGAAGCGTTGCGCAAAGGTAAAAGGGCGAGCGATCGAATACACAACAAATTTACATGGGCGAAATCAGGTCGCCGGCTTTATGAAATCATCAAAAAATATTCGGGGGTAGCAAATGCGTAAACTGGTCTTTTTAATCTTATCCGTTCTTATTCTTGCCGGACAATCAACGGCGCAAACGTGGTATTCTTGGCGGTATCGTTACCACGCGACAGATTGCACATCAATAACGGACGGCAAAGAAACGGATTTATGCTATGAGGTTGACAGTCAGGTATTGTATAAGTGCGTTCCGTCGATTGGCGCGTGTGATACGGTTGGGGAATGGAAACGTATTGAAGCCGTTGAAGCTGACCCCATCGTCAAAGCTATAACAGGCATCGTCAAATCTAACGGCACAACGATTTCGGCGGCGGTGGCTGGCACAGACTATCAGACACCTTTAACAGCTGACACGCATTATTTAACCCCAACAACAGCGGCAAGCACTTATCAACCGTTAGGGTCTTATCTTACAAGCGAGAGCGATCCCAAAATCAGCACACTAACAAGCGGTAAGTGGTGCACGACAAACGGAAGTGTCATCACTTGCAACGTCGATCCGGTGACAGATACAAACACGACTTATTCAGCCAGCGGAACACTTTTACAGCTTATCGGCACAGCATTTTCCGTTGATGAGGGGACATTGACCAATGGGAAAGGGTGTAAGTTTGTTTCCGGGACAGGTCTTGTTTGCGATCAGGATTACTTAACGTCCGTTGCGTCAGATAGCACATGGACAGGACATAATTCATATCCCGCCGCTTGTTCAGCCGGACAATATGTTTCAGCCATTGGCGACACTTTAACGTGTTCAGCGCCGACGGATAATAACACAACATACACAGCATCAGGATCACTTTTACAATTATCCAGCACGGCGTTTTCCCTGAAAGAAGGGACGCTGACAAACGGGAAATTCTGCACATATTCCACGACATCGGGTTTAGTGTGCAATTCGGATGCAAATAACTATTCCTTACCGACAGCCACAGACAGCGTTTTAGGAGGGATTAAGGTTGGGTCAGGTCTTTCCATTACAGAGGGCGTTTTGAGCGCCACAGGTGGCGGATATACAAATCTCACGTCGTTTGAGGATCAAACAGCATGGCGGTTGTTTTATTCCGACGGGTCAGGGGATGTCAAGGAATTGGCTTTAGGTAGTGATGGCGAATACCTTAAAAGCAACGGGGCGAGTGTTGCGCCAAGCTGGGGAACACCAACAGGCGGGGCGCATGACGCCGTAACCCTAGCCGGAGAAGATTATCTTTCACTCGCTACTCAGCAGATCACGGCGTTGCCGATTAACGGAGATAATATAAACTGGGACACGATACAAGATTTAATCGGAGATACACAGATCAACTGGGCTTCTGTTCAGGGTATCACAGGCTCAAACATCAACTGGTCGCTGATTGATGAGGACGTGATTACGGGCATCAACTGGACAGCCTATGAGGACACAAACACCACATATACCGCAGGCAGAAGCCTGACGCTTGACGGCACGACGATCAACGCAGATGCAGAACTTTATACGGACAACATTTTTACGTTCAATCTTGAAAACCCTGTTACTGGTGATGATGGAGATTTCGGTCATCCAGGCGTAGCTGTCGCTTTTACAGTTACAAAGGTTATCTGTAATACAGACACTGGAACAGTCACAATAAACATCGAAGAAAGAGTTTCAACAACTCCGAATACGGCAGGAACGGACATTTTAAGTACTGATTTAGTTTGCGACAGCAACAGGCAATCATCTTGCGCTTCTGGGTGTGACGTCAACACGATTACAAATGCAGGAATTGACGCAGAAGATGTGTTGGCGCTGATGATTAGTGCGGTGGCAGATTCACCGACGAAGTTACGAGTTACTTTAATCGGGACTAAAGATGATTAGATTTTTTAAATGGACAAAGCGGTCACAACTAGAAACAGAACAAATGCGTTTTCCAAACTTTACAAGCTTATTAGGATCGCCATTACGTTTCCATCGTTTCCAATGTTTCAAGCACCACCCATTAGCGTGGGCAAAGTTATCGCAATTTTCAATGGAGCATATTTTTCTCATGTTTAATATTATAACAAACAAAAGTATTTATGTCAATGTAGGAACAGTGACAGGAACGGTAGGATATGTTTCAGGAACAGTAACATTTACACGAAACGATTAAGGAGAACATATGAAAAAGTATTTCTTTATATTAGCATTATTGATTATTTGCGGAAATGCTTTTGGGCAGATTGAGAAAGAACCTATTGTCGCTGAAAAGACTTCTGATTATTGGGTTTATGTTAGGCTTGAAGATAGAAGTGGTGTAACGAAGGAAGATGATGCAGGGCGGTCAAAAGCGGGGGATGTGGTGGCGGTTTTGCCTGTATCTCCTCAACACAAACCGAGTGAAACGGAAAAGAAATCTTACATGATTTATAAAGCATCTTTGACGGAAACGAAGCGCCAAGAAATGCTTGAGCCGTGGGTTGAAGAAACGACGACCAAAGACGGCGACGTGATAGAAATGCCGAAAGCATACCGCAAGAACAAACTCGATACATCAAAACTGGGCGTTGAGGTGAAGAAAGGTTTAGTCACCGAAAAGATAGATGCAACAAAGATTGACTATCAAGTTAAAACTTCTGATGATTTAGCAATGTACGAATTGAAACGAAAGTTTTATGCTTACGTTCAGCGACCCGCTATTCGATTAGCGAATGTTATTACAAGGAAAGCGTTTGCGGGAACAGTATCTACAATAAATAAAACAGGGGAAGATTATAATACAATAACGCTTTGGGAAGATGATAAAGATGGAGATTTGGTTACAGACACAAGACAAGAAACTGGCGAGGTTTATAAAGATGACGGAGAATTAAAAGAAACCGTTGTTATAGACGGAAGCACAACAAATTCTTCTTATTATATGAAGCTAACTGTTGCAGAAGCAAGCAGACATGACGGAACGGCTGGGTCTGGATTTGTTCTCAATAAAAACGCAACTTACGCATTATCAGCTTATGATGAGTATACTGTTATAGAATGGATTGAAATTGATGGAAATGGATCTACTGGTACTTCGTCTAATAATACTGGTATTGCTTGTAATTCTTCTAATTTTACTTTTAGATATAATATTATCCATGATTTTGGAAGTCAAACAGGAACAGGTAGAGGAATATTCAATACATCAGAGTCATCAAGAAGTGGTATAGATTCTTATAATAATATTATTTATAATATATTTGCAACATCAACTGGCGGAGCTAAAGGAATAGACTATGGAGCTGGTACCAAAGCTGGTGTTATATGCAACAATACAATTTATAATATAACTTCTTCAGCTGGAACTGCGTATGGAATTGTTGGAAATTTTTCTGCTAGTGGAATTATTAAAAACAATATAGTTATTGGTTCAACTACTGCTGATTTTAGTTTTAGTAGTGCAACGCACGACTATAACGCTTCGTCAGATGCAACTGCTGATGGTGCAAATTCTTTAAATTCAGGCACAGCAAAAGTTCCATCTACAAGTGACTTTGTATCAGTAACAAGTGGAAGCGAAAACTTACACCTTGCCGCAGGTGCAGTAGAAATAGATAAAGGGGTAGATTTAAGCGGAACATTTACAGATGACATAGATGGTGTAACACGAACAGGAACATGGGATATAGGTGCGGATGAGTATGTTGCAAGAAACCGACTAATGATAATCCAATGAAAACTTTACTACATAAAATCCGTGATTGCGCTGTAATGGCTCTTGAAAGTTTTAAAAAGGGTTATTACGATGATTTAAAAATGTTTTTGCGAAGAATAATTGATATGACAACAAAAGATTAACAACGCTGTATTAATAACGAGGGATGAAGATGGAAGATTGCGTTAAAGGCGCACAAAACGAGGGGCGCATCAAAGCTCTTGAGGATAGAGCGTCAAAAAATGATGTTGAACACGGAAATTTTGTTACGGCAATCAATGACATCAGAGACAGGTTGCTTGCTCGCCCAGCGTGGGCAGTCGTTTTTCTTTTAATGGGTCTATCTTCCTTATGCGTTGGGTTAATAGTTAAGGTTTTAGTGCCATGACGATAATTTATATTGGATGTCATACAGTAGAGAGAAAAGATACTGGCGAGCCGAATTTTAAGCGTGAAAGCGTCATTGAAACGGAGTTAAATTATTCTGATGCTATTAAAATTGTGAGAGGATTGTCTGATATAGCATCAGTTTTAATAAAAAAGCCGGAATCACAAAATATTGGATATTTTGAAAGGATGCGTCAATGTTTGAGAGAATTGTTGACAAACTGACAAGCGGAAAATTTGTTTTTACAGTTGTATGCGCGGCGTTGTTATATCACGGCGCTGTTAAAGGTCTGTTTCCGGCAGATCAGACTTTAAGCATTATCAAGGATGTTGTGATTTTTTATTTTGTCGTCAAACAAACGATCAAAGGGGGAAAAGATGTTTAAAAAAATAGGGGATTTTTTCAAAGGGTTATTTGATAAAGCGATCGCGGCGTGTAAGGCGCTGATTGATGCGGCGCTTCCGACAGTCTCGCAGATCATTATCGGGCAGTTAAAAGACTTCGCTCTTAAAGCGGTCAAAGAGGTGCAGGGGTTAGATATGGACAACGACGCAAAGCGAAAAGCGGCGTTTGATAAGATCTCAGGCTATGCAAAAGACAATGCTATCGAGGCAAAGGATTCTTTGGTTAATTTCGTGATCGAGCTGGCTTTACAGGCGGTCAAAAACGGGAATATATGAATAAAAATATCGGGAAAATTCTGAATCTGTTGGGCGGAATATCCGATCTGTTTGGATGGTTCGGAAAGCGGAGGAAGGTCAGTCGTGAAAACAAAGTGGAAAATGCTTTTAATAATCGCAACGGTCGGGCTATTGGTAACATCATGCGCCGTGTTAAAAAGGATCGGGATCACAGACAAAAGGCTTCCTGATCCGGTGTTTTTGTATAAGGGCGATCCAGCGCTGTATGACGGTTGGCTGGTAGACGAAAGGCTTTTAAAGGACACTATTAAAGAGGCGTATCGATGAAACTTTTAGACAGATCAACAGGCGATGTTTACGAGATAAAAATCTCAGATGGTCAGTTGAATTGGACGGTTGTTGCGCAGACAGAAGATTCAGAGCCGATTGTTGAAGATGAGGTTAATGTTGGAACTTATTGGAAGATTTTTATTGATAACGGGATGCTTGGATTTGAAGAAACCGCGACTGTTCAGAATGACACGATAAGCATAACGGATGATGTGACAAGCGTTATTTGGTCTTTGAGTATTTATGACGGGCAGATTCAATATGTTCAGACGGGGGTTACGGGCAATTTACACGGGCATATTTTGTCAACCGCGTCATTTTTAGATCAGATTTTGAGTAACGTTTCGTATTTAGATCAATTATTGGGGGTTGGGATATGATCACACGATATAAACGCGGGAATTGTATTCGTTTAAATGTAACGATCAAAGACGCTGACGGCGCGCTTTATGATCCCGTAACGAGCGTTAAAGTAACGCTCACAAGCGACGGGACAGATTATTTATCCGCGCAGGATATGACAAAAATATCAACGGGCGTTTATTATTACGATTGGCAGACTGACGGGGATGACGCAACGGGGATTTATAACATGAAAATCACATCTGTTGACGGTTCAAAGACGGTTGTTACTGAAAACAATTGCGCGTTTGAATTGTTTACTTAAAGGGGGAAAGGGATGCTTGTCACAAAGGAAGATGTTAAAAAGGCGCTGAATTACAGCGGGGATAATAACGACGGGGCGATTGACGACTTTATCACGCGTGTTGAGGCGGACTTTAAAGCGTTTTTGTGCGGGGTAACGTATGACGCGACAAGCGCATATACCAC